GGTTTGTTGGTTCTGATGGGTTGCGCTGGTGGTCTTGATAATGCCACTGATGCTCAACTTCTGCCTATCATGGCTATTGCCTTGGTCGGTGGCTTGATCGCCCTGTCTGGTGTTAATGCAATGAAAGGTGTTCGATAATGACTGAGTTATATGAAAACATTAACTATCTGTTGGATACCACTCACCTGCTTTGTCAGGAAATTGCAGATGAGATCGGTTGTGACATTGTGTATGTGGAACAAATCGTACATGGTCGTTTCTTGAAAGCTATTGGAGAATAATATGCGTGCAATTGTGAATGGTGTTTCTTTCTATACAACCCGTACTGCTATCAAACGTGGTGTTGGCGACTCATCAAACGTGAATCTTGCATTACAACTTGTTCTTGAACGAATGGGTAAAGACGCTGGTCTTGCAACTACCATCGTGATGTATGATGGTAGAATGAATCGCATATCTTATGATGTGCAATTAAATAAGTGATTGACAAATAATCATTTTTGTAGTATAATTTCTGTGTTGTTTAAGGAAAATTGAATGTCTCATTTTATTCGTAATGGTAATATGTACTCTGTCATGTCAGAGGAAGCAATGGATCTACATCCAACCTTGCCTGTAGGTAACTACACTGTCAAGCGTAATGAGATGACTGGTCAATTCTTTTTGGAGATGGTGGACTCATTCCCACAAGTTCCAAAGTTGTATGGAGATACAACTCGTCATGCGGATCGTATTTTGAATACTTTCTTCGATCGCCCCAACTCTACTGGCATCATGCTGAATGGAGAAAAGGGTTCTGGTAAAACTTTGCTGGCAAAGACGCTGTCTATTAATGCTGGTTTGCAAGGTGTGCCAACCATCATCATTAATGCTGCATGGACTGGTGATGCGTTCAATAAATTTATGCAGGATATCGAACAACCATGTATCATCTTGTTCGATGAGTTTGAAAAAGTGTATGCAGCTGAAGACCAAGAAGCTGCACTGACATTGCTTGATGGTGTGTTCCCATCACGTAAGTTGTTCATCTTGACTTGTAACGATAAGTGGCGTGTCAATGAGCACATGCGCAATCGTCCAGGTCGTATCTTCTACATGATCGACTTCAAAGGTTTGGATGCTGACTTCATTCGTGAGTACTGCGAAGAGCAACTGAAAGCAATTCACTATATCGATAAGATCGTTGAGATCGCTTCTTTGTTCGAGCAGTTTAACTTTGACATGCTGAAGGCACTGGTCGAGGAAATGAATCGTTATGGTGAAACTCCGCAAGACGCATTGAAGATGCTGAATGCCAAACCAGAATTTAACAACAATGGCGAGTTTACTTGTAAACTGGTTATTGATGGTGTTGAAGTTGAGGACACTCGTAGTAAGTGGAATGGCAACCCACTGAATGGTGCCGTGCACTTTGAGTACGACACCGATAAAGAAGGTGACGATCCAGATACTTGGCACAATGTGGTGTTCACACCAAACAACATCGTGAAGGTTGATGCATCGGAAGGTCGTTTTGTCTATCAGAACGAAAAGAATGAAGTTGCAATCTTGACACGTGCAAAGAGCACAGGTTACAACTACTTGGCTCTTTGATTAACTTTAAATTGAAAGATTAACATGAAAAAATTTCTGGCTTTAATGGCAGTTAGTTTGATGTTGGTGGCGAACGTCGCCGATGCTAAAGGTGGTGGCTCTTCTGGTGGTCATGGCGGTGGAGGTGGTGGTCGCTCAGGTGGTGGAGGTTTCTCTTCATCGGCTGGTCGTCCCAACTCTGTAGCTGCTGCTCCATCTCGTCCATCGGCTCCTGCTGCTGCGCCTGCACCACAGACTCGAACTACAACTACTACATCTACCACTACAACTCGTACTGCTGGTGGTGGCTATGTTGGTGGTGGTATGATGTATGGTGGTATGGGTATGGGTTACGGATATTCAAATGGTCTACTGACTGGTTTGATTATCGGTAATATGATGCATCCACACAATACTGTTGTTTACAGTGGCGGTGGTTACAGCGGTAATGCACTGTTGTATCCTGATGGTCGTGTTGTTAATCAACAAGGCTACCAAGTCGGCACTTACCAAAATGGTCAGTTCACTGCTGTGAATGGTGGTATGGTTGCTCAACCAGCTCCAGCTGATGCATTGAATAGTGCACCACAAGTGGCACAGCCAGTGATTATCCAGAAAACTGGACCATCCGTTGGTGAAGTTATCGGCATGATATTTCTTGGTATCATGATTGTTATTCTGTTTATTATTTTGATTGGACTTATCTAATGACTACTATGCTCGTTATCTTCTTCGTTCTCTTGTTCGTTGTTCTTATTGTTGCACTATTGAGGGATTCTGCCATGTACCATCCGTTTGACTATGAAGATGAAGTCACTACAACCACTACAACTACCACTGTTGTAGATACACCTGCCACTGGTTCTGGTCCTGCGCATGCTGGTCTAAATATCAATGGTTTCCCCATCGTTGGTATGCTTCAGCGTCAGTTTGAAGGTTCTACACCTTTCGTTATCGATCCAGTTGACAACGACAAAGTGTTCTTGAATACTTCTGATGACATCTATGAAGATGGCGCTGGCAAGTGGTGGGGTCTACAATAATCAAGGAGAAATAAATGTCAATCGGAAATCCGCAGTTCAAAGAAGGCGATAAAGTAACTATCAAAGGTGTTGAAGCCACAGTAAAATCACAGATTCTTGAGAATCATGATGATGGTGCTGTTTGGGGACAAGTATATGCCTTCGATGCAAACGGAGGACTCATCATTGCAGCCCCTACCGACGTTACGCTATCGAAGTAACACTGATAAAACACCTCCAAGTGTGGGTGATCTTCGAATGAATGAAGACACCCTTACTATGGAGATCTACAGTGGTGCTGCTTGGAAATCTATTCACCCGATTAAACCAACACCAAAAGTTTTCAAGAAGAAGTTTGTTGTCGCTGGTAACTATGGTCAATACAAATATTGGCTATCGCAGAAAGGTTACATGGCACATGAATACATATACGTTAGTGATGTGAATATGATGCGTGGGATTGAAAACCCAACAGGATTTTTCGTTGGCACTTATGAACAAAGACCTGACATTGATGAAATTAAAATGCAAATAAGAATTGCACAAAGGTAATATGGAACTCGCTACACTATCACAATACGCACGACACAAAGACGGTACATACGTTTCTCTCCTGATGGACAAAGCATCACGAGATTTGCTTGATGTTTTCACAACAAACAATCTTGGCTTGACTGAGAAAGTTCATCCAGATAGCTATCACTGTACTGTTATCTACTCACGTACACCTGTACCAAACGCTGAGATAATCAAGTACCCAACAAAGGTAGTTGCTCACGTAATGGGTTATGATGTGTTCACTACCAAAGATGGTGGTAAGTGTTTGGTGATGCGACTACATTGCCCACAAGCATTCAGTTTGAATTTGGTTCTGAATAAACTCGGTGCCACATCTGATTATGATGAGTACAAACCACACGTGACTATCAGTTACAACTACACTGGCGAAATCGATCCTACTCAGTTGCCCATCCCACAGTTTCCACTGGTCTTTGACGACCATGAGGTTTCGCCCTTGGACCCCCAGTTTGTCCCTGGAAATGCTTGAAAACCAAAGGTTTCGTTTTAATAACCCTGCCATGTGCAGGGTTTTTCTTTACAATAAATCAGGTTTGGCGTATAATTAGTCTAAGAAAGAAAAGGAACTGATTATGTATACGTTTAACCCTCTGGCTACCATTCCCGTTGATCACACTGGCTTCGGTATTATCTTTGGTCTGTGTATCTTTATCACACTGGTTGTGATAATAAATGAAGCTGAGTTGTTCTTCCATTGGTTCTTTGTGGCTACTATCGCTTGCGTCCTTGCTTACTTTGTTTCTTATAGCTGGACTGACCAGACTCCAAAGACATTCGTGAACCAGCAAGTGGTCGGTGAGTTTGTTGGTTATGAGTCTGAAGGTTATAGAGAGCGTAGCGGTAAGACATACGTTGATAAACACTTCACTTATATCATCTATAAAGTTGATGGTGGTAACGTGATGTTGCCTTGCCAAACTGGTGTCGTGTACCCAGAACGTGTCACCCTCTACAAGAACTAAGGCTAATGATGTACGATAAAGATAATAAAATTACTACAGGCGAGGACATCGCTGATACCGTTGTGTTGTGGTGTATCGTTGCCATGCTGTTGATTTGTTTGTGGAGTTGATATGAAGTTGTTATTAGTTCGTGGCTTACCTGGTTCTGGCAAGTCAACTCTTGCAAAGAATTTGATTGGTTGGTACTGGCATCTTGAGACTGACCAATTCTGGATGGTTGATGGTGAATATAAGTTTGATGGTAACCGAATAAAAGAAGCCCACGAGTGGTGCCAAGCTGAAACTCGAAAGCTGATGAAGAATGGATTCAGCCCTGTAGTGTCAAATACATTCACTACCAAGAAAGAGTTGCAGCCGTACTTTGATATTGCCAAAGAGTTTGACGTAGTACCAACTGTTATCCTTTGCCAGAACCAGTTCAGCAATGTGCATAACGTACCAGCTGAAGTTCTTGAGCGAATGAAGGCTCGATTTGAATTTGATATTGGAGATATGTATGAGTGATGTAAAAATGTATGAGCTTGGGATTATGATCCATGGCTATCGTTTGAAACTGACTTGTGGAGCATGCCCCGAACAGTACGATGTGTTCGACGATCTTGGTCAGCAAGTAGCTTACTTCCGTCTGCGTCATGGTGGATTCCGAGTTGATGTACCTGACTGTGGTGGTGAAACTATCTACACTGCGAATCCAGAAGGTGATGGCATCTTCAGTCGTGAGGAACGTGTCAAGTATTTAACAGAAGCAGTTCTTGCAGTGCAGGAATATTATATCAATCGTCGTTGGGATAAGGATGATCCATGGCTATAACAAAAGAAGAACGTGAACAATTTCGCATCGAGTATGAGCGTAAACGTGCAGCTGAAAAGCTAATCGTTGATACGCTGCTGGCTGAAGGAGACTTCCTTGATGATGATGGGTATCCAACTGATGCTGCACATACAATCGTGGAGCTTTGGCCATGGGAAGATAAGCAAGGTTGGTTTACCTTTATCGAATCAATCTGGCATCTGAAGTCTTGGGGCTGGCATGAAGGCACAACACCACATGACTGGGACAAAGAGCGACAGGTTTATCAGTACAACATCTCCACTGCTGGTTGGTCAGGTAACGAAGGCTTGATCCATGCAATGGAAAAGAACACTTGGCTCTGGACAACTACTTGGGTTCAATCTCGTCGTGGCGGTCACTACATCTTTGAGGTAGAACTAGATGACTAATGTTATATTCGTTCTATTCCTGCTGTTCACGAAACACCTGATCGTTGACTTCCCATTGCAGACTCCATTCCAATGGATGAACAAAGGTAAGTATGGGCATCTTGGTGGACTGCTACACGCTGGTCTTCACGGACTTGGTACTTTGCTTGTGTTTCTGTTTGTCGGTGCCAGCATCGAAGGTGCTGTGATTCTTGCAACAATTGATGCCGTGATTCACTACCACATTGACTGGGCAAAGATGAATATCAATGCTCGCTATGGATGGAAAGCTGATTCGCATCCTGAGTTCTGGGTACTACTTGGAATTGACCAATACTTACATGCTTTAACTTACTTACTACTGGTGACACTATGATTACACTTATTACTATTCTTGCTATTATCTACTGTGTTCTCAGCGTCTATGCTGGTATGATTATTGGTAATGCACTTCGTCGTCGTTACCAATGGGATGAGGTTGGTATTGCAATGGTCGCCATGTGCTTCTTCTGGTTCATTCCAATCACTGTGGCAATGGACTTGGGTTGGATTCAATGAAAACGATTATCGCAGGTGGTCGTGATATCAACGACTACGCCATCTTACTAGCTGCCATTGAGGAAGCCAACTTCACTATCACTGAGGTAGTATCTGGTGGTGCCAAGGGTGTGGATGCTCTCGGTGAACAATACGCTGAGTCCATGAATCTGACACTGAAGATCTATCCTGCTGACTGGGAAAAGAATGGACGTGCTGCTGGACCGATCCGTAATCGACAGATGGCTGAATATGGTGATCAACTTATTGCAATCTGGGATGGTAAGTCACGTGGTACAAAGAACATGATCGAAACTGCAACCAAGAAAGGGTTGACCATCTATGTTAAACGAATTTGAAGACAACGATCTGGTGACTATCGATAGAGCACAACTGGAACTGGTGCTACTGAAAGCACAGATCGAACTGATACAGCGAGTGAATAAACTGATTGATTTATTGGAACAAGAATGAACATTATCCACTTCCATCGAGATGACCTAGAAGCAATCTTGGAATTCTTCAACAAATATCGTGACGTTGAGTTTGTCACAGTTACTGCCGATAGTTCTTCTGGTATCGGCACGCTATTAAGCGCATCCGTAAAGACACCTATCAATGGTGACTTTGTTACTATTACAAAAGACATTGTGGATGAATCATCATGGTAGATAAATGTTTAGTTTGTGGTGAGCCAGCTGAGTGGACTCGCCATACTCAATTTGCAGGCGATCATCCGTACTGTGAGGAACATGCCAAGTTGGAAGACGACTTTGGTGAGGATGACTCATATACTTTTTGGTCCAGCAAGAAAGAACGTCAAGAGAAACTACAGAACATTATTGCTGGCGCTGAGCAACAAGGCGACGATGATAAGGGTTACGAAGAGATTCCCTTGCACACTATCAATGGTCCAAGTGGTCATCCGTATCTGTCCATTGCTGATCGTGAAACAACAATCAGCCTACGAATCCATCACTACGATGACATCTACCAACGTGGAATCTTCTTGCACATTGACAAGAGGGCTATTCCTGAGATGATTACTATTCTGGAGAAAATTAATGCAACCAAAGACTAAGCCAATCCCAGTCCGTAAGAAGCCCATGACCAAAGAAGAGTTCATGATTCAATGGGTAATGACACGTGCCAGCTTCCGTGAGGACTTCTCTGGAACCGCAGCTGCACGTGCTGCCAGTGACGTTTGGGACACAATCCAGAAGCTAAAGTAATGTAAGTCTTTAGGTTTCGTTTAATAACCCTGCCAAGTGCAGGGTTTTCATTTACAATAAACCTCTTTCGGTGTATAATTAACTCAGTTGATTAGGAAAAGGAATTGAAATGAGCGTTGATCTGAAAGTTGTTCTTACTTGTGGTGCTGTAGTGATTCTTTGCTTTGCTCCAGGTATCGCTACCGCTGTTTGGTTTATCGCTACACACTAAGGTGATTAAAATGTTGAACGCTAAAGAATTTCAGGAACAATTGGAATGGTTGTGGTTGTTTTGCCAAGAAGAAGCATGGAGTGAAGAATGAACATTTTTACTATACGTGATAACCTGATCAATACAATCAAAGGCAAGGAAGCCCTGATGGTTGTCTATCAAAAGAAAGCCATCAAAGCCGAGGACAATGCCAACATGGCAGCTGCATTTGCCACCACTGAGTTTCTGAGTATCAACATCCAAGAACTCAAAGCCATTCTGGCAGACGTGGAAGTGGTTGCCGACAAGACTACCACTGAAATCTATAGAAACGGATAAGTTATGAAACTACGATACCACACTCTTCAAAACCCAATAAATGCTGCAGAAGTCCAGCTGTTTGCACACACGAATCAACTGAGCATGATGGAAGCCAAGAAACGACTGGAAGACAAGACAGCTACAGTCTTGCAATATTGGGATGGTCATGCCGAGGAATGGATCAATGTACCTTACGTCACGGAGTATCGATAATGAACGAACGAATTAAACAACTACAATTTCAAGCAGCTGCACAAATTCCTCCGTTGTTGGAGGCTAGTGAGTGGCAGAAAGAGTTTACGAAAAAGTTCGCCGAGTTGATCATCAAGGAATGTGCTAATGTTATAACAGAAACACGCTGGCATCTTCCACCAACACAACAACAAATTGCTGTTGGTGTCAAAGAACATTTTGGAGTTGACGAATGAAAGATATTACAATTGAACAATACTGCGATGGCTGGACTGTTGAAGTAGATGGCAAGCGTTTCCGTTGGGATCATAACGACGAAGATATGGGAACAGAAGGCATCAAGAAGCTGCTGGAACATCTTGGTCACACAGTCACAGTCGAGGAGTGTTACTAATGATTTGCACTGAATGTAATAACGATAGCGACTGCCGACCATACGGACATAATGGAGCATACATCTGCTTTGAGTGTGCCATGAAGGATGAGGAACGCACCAATAGAAACTTCCTATCACAACTGGAAGCTGCTGCAAAACTATCCAATGCTGTCATTATCGGTGAGGAAACTGGTCCACGACCAATGAATGGAGTAACACAATGAATGCTCGACTTAAAGAACTTGCCGTCCAAGCTGGTGGAATCTGGCAGGGTGGATATGTAGAACAAGCCAACGGTGATAGTGTCTACACAGATAAGAAGTTTGTCAGCGGTGGCGACATGGATGTAGAGCAATTTGCCCGCTTGCTTGTGAAAGAATGTATGAAAGTTGCTCGTGGGGCAGATGGATTGGATGCTACACACGAAGCGTGGTATTTGATCCAAGAACATTTTGGACTTGGATTGTCAACTGAAGATAAAAAGACCCTGATCAAAGAATTACTAGGAGTGAAGAATGATTGAATGGACTACACATTTTAAGTTTCTTGGATTTACAGTACAAACCTGTGATTATGGTGGACGCTATATTTGGTGGAAACTTGGTAATTTTAATATCGGATACAGCAGGGATCCTGACTTCAGTAAGATGGAAAAGTCATGATCGACTATCATCAAGCCATCGTAGAGATGCATAAGGGAGCAGTCGTCCGTTACATCGGCACGGTCAATGGACCAGTCTGGAGGAAAGGATCATCCTTTTGTATGCAACGTGGGGTGATATTCGTCTATAATCCAGAACGCATATCCCATAAGACATGTGGTCATATGGTGTTCGATCCAGATTTTCGTTATGAACTAACTGGAGAGACAGTAGATCCAAGAGGATGGCCAACCCATCCAGAGAGTAATAAACCTAGTGCTGGATATGCACGTATAGGAGCAAACAACGTATGACCGATGATGAACACCTAAGAGATAATCCAGCACTTGAATCTAGTCTCTGGTCAGAGTGGGTCAAAGTAGTATGTGGATGGGATAAGATACCGAATCCAACCCAAGAGGAATGGACTCGTCTACGTGCTAACTTCTATCATGGGAAAGCACCAATAGAATCAGTGGCTGAACTAAAGAAAATGAGAGAACGATGAATAACCTAGATGAATGGCGCTATGTAAATGCTTATAATCGTCTGTCCGAGACCGCTATAGACGATATCGATGCTGCTGTATTCTCTGGTGATATGTTTATGCTAGAGAAGAATCGAACCGAGTTTAGAACTATGATGGATCGCTGGGAGAGCAAACTAATCCAATTAGAGCAGATTCAGAGAGAAGACTAAGGAAATTGTTGCAAAGGTTAAATAATAGATTAACCGAGCAAACAACGTATGAGTACAATAGGAATGGTAGTAATAGGACTGATCTATGCAGTGAGTGCATTCGACCAGTTTACTAAGGGTAACACAGGAATGGCCATGGCATTCGCTGGGTGGAGTCTAGGACAAATGGGAATGGCATGGGCTGTGAGGTGAGTCTATTTAGTCGTGCTGTAAAAGAGTGAATGAATCCAACCATAAATAGTGGTATTCGTGCTACTACCGCAATTTTTATGTCATATCGTCAGAAAACCTGTCCATACTGTGGTAAACTCCATAAGCAACGTGGTCCGTTCTGCTCTAAGACATGTAGTAATAAGAACCGCAGACATTCTGATGCCACTAAGGCTAAAATGTCTCAATCTCAGTCGTTTGCTCAGAGTAAACCAGAAGCACTGGAGAAAACTTGGCATCAACGCACTAAGGCACAGCTGATTCAGCAAGCCAACAACCTAAAACTCAATCCTGATACAGTGGAAACCAATCCTGAGCACCTGTATCTACCTCCCATAGTACGTCACGAAGGCACTGTTGACTCAGGCGACCTTTGGTTCGACGTAGATTAGCCCCTGCAACAAAAATAAACTTTACAAATACTTGACATCGGAGTAAAATACGGTGTAGGGTTTGATTTGAGTCATATGTTCTGATAGATTTTACTGTAGTTTAGAGTAATTTCAATGGTTCGAGTAGGGGTTGACCTACAAATGAGTAATTTTGTTGTTTTTACGCTTGTAACTCGTTGATTTTAATGGAGTTTTTTGAGCGTTTTTCTGGTAGAAACCTAATCCCAACTGATTTGTAGGGTCTTTTCACATACTTCTTTACAATAAATTGCAATTGGAGTATACTTACTGTATTGAGATTGAAAAGAGAACTGAAAATGAATGAATTGAAGATCGTTGTTTCCCCTGTTGTGAATGGTAAGACTGAAATCCGTATCGGTGACAAGTTGGTTACTACTGGGAAGACTGGTCGTGGTCTGGAAGAAGTGATTGAATTCCACTATCGCAAGCTGACAGGTGTAAAGAAGGGTTTCGACGAGATCATGGGTTCTACCACTATCGCTGAACCTAAGGTTGAAAAGTTCGGTATCAATGCTCGCTTCGGTTTCGTTGAGAAATTGGTCTCCATGGTCGCTGCAGGTGTTCAGCCTTCTGCCGTTATTACTGGTGAAGGTGGTCTGGGTAAGACTTATACAGTGGAAAAGACTCTGTCTGATGCTGGTTACTCCAATATCTCTTCCCTCGCTGACTTCGAAGTCGGTGCTGTAATCAATACTCGTAAGTGTTTCACTACAGTTAAGGGTTACTCCACTGCTAAGGGTTTGTATCGTACTCTGTTCGAGAACAACAAGTCCATTATTGTGTTCGATGACTGTGACGCTGTTCTGAAAGACCCAATCGCTCTGAACCTGTTGAAAGGTGCATTGGACTCATACGGTAAACGTATCATCTCTTGGAATGCCGATATGCGTGATGACGATCTGCCACGTTCTTTCGAGTTCACTGGTCGTGTTATTTTCATCTCCAACATGGGTCAAAACAAGATTGACCAAGCTATCCGTAGCCGTTCCATGATGATTGACCTGTCCATGACCCTTGACCAGAAGATCGAGCGTATGGAGACTATTGCAATGGCAGATGAGTTTCTTCCAGAGTATGACAAGACCATTGTTCAGGATGCATTGGAGCTGATCCGTGAAATCAAGGACGAGTGCAAAGAGATCTCTCTCCGTACTCTGATCGCTGTATCCAAGGTTCGTGCTTCCAATAAAGACTGGAAAGACCTCGCTAGCTACATGTTGACTGTATAAGGAGTGACTATGAACGACTATGACCGAAACAATCTGATGTTCCTGATGCATGCCAGTAAAGAACAACTGGCTATCTGGAGTCTGACTGTTACAGAAGACGATCTGGACTATGCCATGGAACTATTGAAACAGTATAGTGCAGAAATGACTGTACGAGAGATGGAGTTGGACGAGATGTTCGATGAAGGTATGGCTGAGTCGACTGCTGTTCTGGAGAGAATTATGAAGATGTAAGAGGGGTAGGGGTATTTGGGAGTGACTTTGTTTTCAGGGACTCCTAGTCTGTATGGAAGGCGTAGCGAAGGGCGACGGTACTTAATAGTCCCTAAGAGGGGTACCCCATTTAGACTCTACCTTTATCCACCCTACACGATTCGTTTTCATATCCAGCCAAAAAATTCCGCCAAAAAATTTTAGTGTCAAAAGGTTTATCATGAGAAATATTGTCATAGCCCGTATTAGCGAAATTCTAATGCAATTCCCCGATCTTCAGTTGTTCATGGATATTTCACCCGATGAGCTACAGAATCTCTCCAATCAAGAATTGGCAGATCTACTGGAAGAAGTTGTCTTAGAGTTACACGATCAACAAGGAGAATAATCATGGTTGCTATTTTTGCATTCTTTCTTGCAGTTGCATATGATGCACCTTGGTATGTCTTTGTAATTGGTTTTCTTTGTTTGATCATGGATTCACATGGATAATCGAGTAGTTTACTGGGCAATGCGTATCGTGGAAATGGTAACTTGCCTTCATATTATTGCAGGAGTTTGGAGACATTGGTATGATTGATATGGAAAAGCTAAAGGAACTGTATGCCGATCCCCGACATGAAATTTTGTCCGAGGCTCTAAGAGTATTGGATAGCAGTAAGATGTGGAGCGGACAAGGTTGGACTTATCATCCTATTCATCCCTTTAAGTATCTACCTCTTATGGAAAAGGTTAGAAACGAATTAACAACACTTGCAATGGAGCATGGAATATATGAGCAATGTGAAACAGGGAAATCTCACCAAGAGTCCTCAATGGTGGAAGCACCTACGGGAATGGAAACGAGTATTTTGGAAGAGCGAGCGAAAAGCGCAGAATAAGAGTATAAAGGAATCACTATGAGCATCGTTAAAATCCCCGATGAGATCTTCGTTGTATCTCAAAGTCGAGTTGAGTATGAGTATCCTGTCCCAGGGAACTGGAACGTGAAGAATGAGATCGACCATAACTTTGGTTTCCTACATGCGCACGAGCCTACAAAGGCAGCAGATGCCAAGCGTAAACATACTCAGATGAGCTGGGCATATCATGGTCAAGCGTATGAGAAAGAGCCAGGAAATTGGTGGCGCAAGGGTGTTGATTATAAGTGGGATCCAGTAACTCGCAAATCCACTCCAGAAGCATTTGATTACATGATTGAAGAGCAGTATGCGCCACGAGTTTGGCAGAATGTTCCACTGCGAGGTTTCAAGTTAATTGATACTGTGAATCGTTATCGTGGCAATAAGTTATTCAAGGTACTTGACCCACGTGGTGTTGAGTTTGAAATTACCGTTTCTTCACTCTTTCAGATTCTGTGCGATGGTACTGTGCAGGAAGGTGAGATTATGAATACCTGTGTCTGGAAGGCAGGTAAAAATCTGATGGTTATTAAGGATCAATAATGGGGTTGATATATGGACTATTTGCAGGAATTGTTGTGGCAATTGCTAGCGTTTTTGCAATTACCTTTGCCATGATGTATATGGGGATTTTATGAGCGATGACGAAGTATTGAAACTGTATGAGGAGATGGAAGCGTTCTTCGGAGAACTTCCAAACTTCGAACATCACCCAAGACAATTTGCACATTGCGTGAGAGTATTTAAATATTACAAGGAGAGGCAAAATGCGAGTACTGCTATTGACGTTACTGATTACACTTAACGGCTGCACCACTTACAACATCGATGCAAGTATCCATGGTTCGTTTAATAACAATGAACCAAAGAGAACTGTTTACATTCGAGACCCCAATAACCCTTACAAGAACATCAAATAACTTTACAATAAAGGATATTTGAGGTATAATTAACTCTTATTGGAGAAGAGTATGAAAATAGCAATTTGTTCAGATCTACATCTGGAGTTCGGCGACCTTGTGTTGAAGAACACGGATGGTGTAGATGTATTGATTTTGAGCGGAGATATCCTTGTTGAACGTGACTTGGATATGTTCGATCGTCGTCAAGTGGAACTTGGTTTCATGCGTGCACGTTCACAGCGTTTCCATGAGTTCTTCGAACGTATCTGTCAAGAGTTTCCCCATGTCCTTTACGTTATGGGTAATCACGAACATTATCATGGTGACTTCAAGTACACTGCTGCTGAGCTAAAGCGTAAGCTGGCTCACTACACAAACTTGCACGTACTAGAGCGTGATACCTTTGAGTTGGATGATGTTGTTTTTGTTGGTTCTACCTTGTGGACTGATATGAACAAGGAAGACCCGATCACCCTTCACGCCATGAAGCGTATGATGAACGACTTCCGTTGTGTGCAAAACAGTAACAAGCAAGTTTCTTTTAGAGCAGATGTTCTGAAGGATAAGCCAACTGGAATGACTGATGAAGAATTCTTGATGTTGCCTACAAGCGAACGATTCAAGTCTGTCTTCAAAACCCGAACTGCAACCTTCTCTCCAGAAGATGCCGTTGAGGAACATCGCAAGAACCTTGACTATATCAAGATGATCTACGAACTAACACCTCCATGGAAGTCTGTTGTGGTTGTTGGTCATCACACTCCAAGTCACACTTCTTGCCACCCTCGTTATAAGGACGACCAAGTAATGAATGGTGGATACCATAGCGACTTGTCTGAGTTTATTCTGGATCGTCCAGGTATCAAGCTATGGACTCATGGTCACACTCATGAGCATTTCGACTATATGATTGGTGATACTCGTATTGTATGTAACCCACGTGGCTATATCGGTCATGAAGAAATCGCCGATGAGTTTACATTGAAGGTTGTAGAAGTATGAGTATGTATTATCCTGATAAGTGGGTAGTTGTCAAGATTAGTTCTGACACTATCGAACCACTGTATAAAGTATTTGCCTGTTGGTATGGTGGTTTCGCTGGTTCAGATTCTTGGAAATTAAATAGTGGTATCACTGTGGCTACTCTTGAGGGTAATGTATATTCCTTCGAGGGTAGTTCTGGTTCTGTCTATGAATGTCATAAAGACGCTTATGGAACTAACTTCTATGGAATGGGAGTTCTCAGTCGAATGATTGACAATGCCAAAGAACGTGGTGTCGCAATACAAATTATGTCAGAAGACACTAACTTTTTAGAGATTGATTATGCCACTAACTGAAGATCAGATTAAAGCAATTCAAAACAAATTATGTCCAACAGGTATGGACGAAGCTGTGTTATATTTCTTCAAAGAAGTAATTAACCTAAAACATGAAAATGCCATTCTCAGAGATGAATTAAAAGAATTGAGATGGCGACTAACGGAGCAAGACTAATGAGCAAATTTACTTTTATTTGTGAAGACGAACCAATGCCATTTGGCGAAGGTGTCACAACTAGACGAATCTTTAATTTTGACGCAGTACAACTTGAAGATATTATCGAAGAATTTGAAATGTTCCTCCGAGGCGCAGGGTTCAACATTAATGGATCACTGCAGATTGTCGAGGAAGTGGTTGCCACTGTACCAGAACATTCAAAACATTATTACGACACTGAGAGAAATAAACCAGTCACCTCTCAGGAAAAAATGTCAAGTTGGTTGGCTGAATATGATAGAATGGGGAATTGTTCAAAATGAGTAAAGTATTTACAGACGTATCGGTGTTTCTTGCAGCTTGTGGTCAAAAGACACCAAATATCCCTTCACCACCAAACGACTTATCAGAGTTGTATAAGAAACTCATTGAGGAAGAACAAACTGAGTTCTGGGAAGCAGTTGAAGCTGGTGATGATGCCGAGCAACTTGATGCCTGTTTCGATATGATGTGGGTTATTGTAGGTTACATGAAGGCACGTGGTTGGGATTGTGAGGGTGCATGGGATGAAGGCGCAAAATCAAACTTAATCAAAATTGACCCTGTCACTGGCAAGGTTATTCGTCGTGAAGACGGCAAGATACTGAAGCCAGAGGGCTGGAAGCCACCAGATTTTAAGAAATTTACTGCTTGACAATAATTCAGCTTTGGAGTATAATTATACTATGAATGATATTACACTATACCTCGACATGGATGGAGTCCTTGCTGACTTCAATAAAGCATACTCTAAATTTGACCCACACAAAGAAGACCGAAAGAAGTTTCGTGCTTCCGTCATGGAATACAAGATTTTTGAAGATTTGGATTTTATGCCAGACACTCAAGAACTATTAAACCATGTTGCGAAACTTCATAATGTTGATGTTCAAATTTTAACCTCCAAGGGAACACACGATCCCTTCCAAGGTAACGAAGCTGAGCGACAAAAACTTTTGTGGTTGAAGAAGCACAATATTCCATATAAAGCAAACTTCGTTTGTTCCAAAGAAGAAAAGGCAAAATATGCAACTCCTACTAGCATTCTTATTGATGATTCTGTTGGTTGTATTGCTCCCTTTATTCGTGCTGGTGGTCAAGGTATTCTTCACACTAATTCTTCTGATACTAATACTTTGCTTGATTCTATAATTCTGCAACTGCGAGCGCTGAAGGCATTACGATAATGTTAGATATATTTTCAAACACACTACAGTGGATCAAAGATGATTACCGAACTCACCCTTTTCGATTTGTCATGGAGCTTCTTGCTTGGGCTATTAGCATTGGTTGCTCTATCACGATGGCAGTCACAGTCCCCAATCCTCCTCTTCTTGCACTTTACCCTATCTGGATTACTGGCTGTGCAATTTATGCTTGGGCTGCTTATACTCGGAAATCGTTTGGGATGTTGGCTAACTACCTCTTGCTTGTAACAATTGACTTTATCGGTTTAACACGGATGCTTATATCATGAACACGTTATCTACATTATCAATTACTCAACCTGCACCTGTGGTGATGACACCACCTGCGCCTGCACCAATTACTTTTCCTGCACCACTTAGCTATGAGTTTCAAGTAGCTGAGTTTCTTGACAAAGATGGTAAAATCATCAAAGTTGAGTTGCAGATGAAAGTTAATCAACATGACCAGTGGGGTAAAATCTCAATCAACGGCACTTGGAATCCAGTACCACGGGTTCAAGTTAAATCATGAACATCTTCTATCTGGACTCTGATCCTAAAACTTGCGCACAGATGCATGTCGATAAGCACTGTGTTAAAATGATTCTCGAATATGCTCAGCTTCTATCTACTGCTCATCGTGTGCTTGATGGCACTCTTACTGTGGGTAAGTCTACAACGGGACGTAAAAAAACTTCATACGTTCTTAATGACGATCGTGATTCTATCCTTTATTCTGCCACTCATATCAATCATCCTTCAGCTATTTGGGCTCGATCTGGTATAAAGCAGTACACTTGGTTGCACTCTCTCTTGACAGAATTGTGTAAAGAGTACACATATCGTTATGGTAAACATCACAAAGTTGAGCGAGAAGGTTTACTCTTTGAACTGGCTAAGGCTCCCAACAAAATCTATCATGACGTATTCTGGTCAGAGCCAACTCCAGCAATGCCTGATGATTATAAAGTAGCAGGTGACTCCGTCAAGTCATATCACAATTATTACAATGGTGATAAAACACGAATGTTTTCTTGGAAAAAACGTGAAACTCCAGCATTCGTTCGCTAAATAGAACGAAGGAGTTATTATGCCAACTTATGATTTTAGAAATAAAGAGACTGGAGAAGTCTTCGAGAAGATAATGAAGATTGCTGAAAAAGAGCAATATCTAATTGACAATCCCCAAATAGAACAAGCGATCACCTCAGCACCTGCCATGGGAGATTCAGTTCGTTTGGGAATCCGTAAATCTGATAATGGGTTCAAGGAGGTACTACAGAAAATCCATAGTAAAACAGCGGGAAGTGTATTGAATCAAACTACAAGACAATTATAAGGAAAACTGATGGCTCGTGCAACAGCAAAAACAAGACCAATAGATAATGTACAAAGTGAGCCGAAACCAAAAGATAAGGTAGTGACTAATCATTTGAAATTAAGATTAGATGACTTAAAAACATTTGATCCATTGACGGATAATCAGAAATTATTCTTTGATGCATATAAACGTGGTGATTATTTTGTGGCACTACATGGCGTCGCAGGTACTGGTAAAACATTCTGTGCTTTATACAAAGCCATTGAAGAAGTATTAGATAAGGGAAATCCATTCGATAAGATCATCGTAGTGCGCTCAGCAGTACAAGGTCGAGAGATTGGTCATCTTCCAGGTGATGTTAATGAGAAGATGGAAATTTATGAACAACCATATCGTCAAATCTGCGAAACCTTATTTGGTCGCAAAGACGCATGGGATAGATTAGCAGAGCAACATCATATTCAGTTTATCTCTACCTCGTTCATTCGTGGTATGTCATTCGATGATGCTATCATTATCGTTGACGAGATGCAAAACTTGACATATGAAGAGATTGATACCGTTATGACTCGTGTCGGTTATCGATCTAAAATTTTATGGTGTGGTGATTATCGCCAGACAGACTTGAATAAACGTAAAAGTGATGTTACTGGAATTTTAAAATTCTTTGACATTGCACAACACATGAGTGCTTTTACTCGTATTGAGTTTACTGTTGACGACATCGTGAGATCTTCTCTCGTGAAAGAATATATTTTGGCCAAACTTAAATATGAGGATTTCTATGAGAAGAAACAATGATAACTGCAGAACAATTCCACCACTTATTTCCTAGAAACCCAGATCCACAAGGTTGGACTGACTCGATGAATGAAGTGTTTCCAATGTACGAGATTAATACACCACAGCGAGTTGCTGCTTTCCTAGCGCAATGTGGTCATGAATCTGGTGGTTGGACAGTATTTGAAGAGAACCTTAACTACTCTGCCAAGGGTTTGAATGGAATCTTCAAGAAGTATTTCCCAACTGAGGAATCGGCAAAGCCATATGAACGCAAGCCAGAAATGATTGCGAACAAGATCTATGCTAATCGCATGGGTAATGGTGATGAAACTTCTGGTGATGGGTATAAGTATCGTGGTCGTGGACCGATCCAGCTAACTGGAAAATCGAACTATACTCAATATGCCAAAGATATGTTCGATGACTGGGAAAACTTGGTTGAACATCCAGACTGGGTAACTGAAGATAAAGACTTTGCTCTTATGTCAGCTATCTGGTTCTGGAATAAAAATAAATTGAATCACGAAGCTGATATTGGTGATATCAAGACAATGACTCGCAAGATTAATGGCGGATACATTGGACTTGAAGACCGTATCAAGCATTATAATGAATGTATGGAACTATTAGTAGGTTAAATGAAAAACTTTATATATCATGACTTTGCGAAATTAGAACGTGAAACCTCTCCCGATGGAATCCGAGTATACAAGACTCCATCGGGTAAGGCATATCCTTCAGTGACGACTGTTACAGGTCTTCTGAAAAAGAAGGGTATCATGGAATGGCGCAAGAGAGTAGGTGAAGCAGAAGCGAATCGAATCTCATCAAGAGCAGCAGCACGTGGAACTAGAATCCATACTTACTGTGAAGAGTTTCTATTGGGTAAAGAAATTGAACCTGATATGTTTGATGCGCACATGGTCGACCAGATTAAATTCTGGTTGGAGCAGGTAGACAATATTCATGCACTTGAAACTCCATTGTACTCAGACTTCTTGCAAGTAGCAGGAACTGTTGATTGTATTGCTGAGTTTCAAGGTAAGCTATCTGTCATTGACTTCAAGACATCGAGTAAGCCAAAGGATCGTGATGACATTCACGATTACTTCATGCAATGCGCTGCATATGCAGTTGCATTTGAAGAACGAACTAAAATTCCAATTGGGAATCTTGTAATTATCATGGCTGTTGATGATGGCGACTCACGTGTATTCCAAGAGAAGCGTGATAACTGGATCGGTGGTTTCAGAAAGTTGCGAATGGATTATCGCAACTGGAAAAACATTTGACAAATATATAAAATTGAGGTAAACTTATGATTAAGGTTGGTTCTATTTGGTCAGGTAGTGATCATAACCAATTCACTGTTCGTGGTGTTGAGGAACGAGCAGAAGGTACTTGGGTATCATATGGTAAGCATGGTGAAGACCGTACTTATGAATGTTTAATTGGTGCTTTCTTAGAGAGATTTAAGGAAGTGCTAGTTTAAAGAATTGTTGTAATCCCTTCAAAGCGAAGGACTTCTGGACGTGGGTTCGACTCCCACCATCTCCACCAAAAGGGCATTACGTAGTAATCAGTAGGTCTTGCAAGGAAACGCTGGTGAATGTAGTGCTTCTTCTGATGGGGATGTCATGGTTTCGACAGGGGTAGATAGTAGAGACGGCAACACGGTAGGCGATGACCGTAAATCAAGCAAATAAAGTAAATGCAAACGACTCTGTCTACGCATTAGCAGCCTAAACGCTGCTTAGGGTTTCGGTGGGTTTCCTCGTAACAGAATTACCCACCACTTTATTAACAGGAGAATCATATGAAGAATATTTTGATCGCATTGATGGTAGCTGCTTTAGCATCACCAGTATTAGCCGTAGAAGCTAAGAAGCCACCAACTAAAGCTGAAGTTAAAAAGCCAGAAGCAAAGAAGAAGGATCTTGGAGACAAGAAGCCAACTCCAAAGAAGAAAAAATCAGAAGCTAAATAATACAGAGGGTTGGAAGAACCCTAAAACTTCCACTTTACACACAACACAAAAGGAGTACACTATGGCAAACTTAACGCCATTTGAAATCCGTCTTGAACTTCTCAAGATGGCGAAAGAAATGTTGGAGCAAGACTATTACGGTCTGCGAGAAAAGGTGAGCAACGAGTACGCATCTAAATGCGACTTTGCTAAGGTTAATGGGCAAGCCATTCCTGAACACCCTGGATTCCCAGCATTCCCAAGCGAAACTGAAGTCATTAAAAAGGCTGCAGAACTAAACAGTTTCGTATCACAAATCCCACAAGCTACACTAGATAAGGCTAGCAAAAAGTCCACCTGATATGGGATCGATCAGAGGGTTCACACACCTTCTGATTTTAACTAATTAAGGAGATCGTTATGCGAGTATATAAAAATATATTCCTAATTATCACAGCAATGGTAATAGCTACTATTACTGCAGTTGCTTATACAAATGAATATAAGTTACTAGACGTAAGATATTCAGAATTAACAAAAGATGCCAAGAGACAAGTAGATTGTTTGGCAGAAAACATTTATCATGAAGCAGGTCACGAACCAAATAATGGTAAAGTCGCTGTTGCGTTGGTAACATTGAACAGAGTGCAAGACCCTCGATATCCAAAAGATATTTGCTCTGTAGTGAAACAGAAGGTAAACTATACATGTCAGTTTAGTTGGTTTTGTATGCCAGTTAAGCTAGATAAAAGTGGTGATAGATATAGAGAAGCGTTGGAAACTGCGATTCATGTCTACGCTAACTATGAGAAGTTAGAAGATTTTACATATGGTGCATTATTTTATCATGCAGATTACGTAAACCCTAGATGGAAGTTGCAGAAGACGACTGTTATTGGAAGACATATTTTTTACAAAGAAGGCGGTAATCAAAAATGATGCAAAAATTAAATTTACAACTGAAAGATGATCAGTCTCAACATTCCTTCTTTTTGATGATGGAAGAAATTTCATTGGCAACATGTAAGAGTGCCATTGAATGGATCCTAGAAGCAAACTTCTCTGAAGAACGACCTACCATGATGAACTTAGTTGTTTGTAGTCCAGGTGGTGACTTGAATGCAGCGTTTGCTTTGATTGATACAATGCGAGGATCTGCTATCCCAATTAGAACAATTGGTCTTGGTCAGATTGCATCTGCTGGCTTGTTAATCTTTATTAGTGGTGAGAAGGGTCAACGTATCTTGACACCAAACACTTCTATTCTTTCTCACCAGTACTCATGGGGTGCATTTGGTAAGGAACACGAATTGTTTGCCACTGTCAAAGAATTTGACTTGACAACTAAGAAAATGATTGCGCACTATAAGAAGTGTACTGGCTTGAAAGAAGAACAGATTCGTGAAGTTTTGTTACCACCACAAGACGTGTGGTTGAGTTCGCTTGAAGCTAAAAAATTGGGGCTATGTGACGATGTTAAAGATCTTAAGTAATTATATTCGTTACTCTGGTGTGTGGGTTACCTTTGGGTTAAACCCATTACACTGGAGTTTTAAGTTTGAATTCATGCATCCAGATCAATTGAATCCAAAGATGCGTGGAATCTATTTCGTGCTGGCATTTATGTCTGTACGTATTGTTATTGATGATGGAACTTGGTAAGGAGAACTATATGACTACAGTGAACAATAGAGAAGGTTTGGCATTTATTATTGGTGGCGCATTGGTTGCAGTTACAGCAATGATTTGCGTCACATTCTTTCAATATAATCAGACACTTGCGGTTAAGTCTAGCGTAGAGTCTGCGATCGTTAAAGGTATTGACCCAATGTCAGTTCGATGCGCCTATGGTGCCACTGACGTGGTTTGCGTCGCCTACGCATCAAGAAAATAACCCTTAGACTTGTAGGGTTATTCTAGCCCTCTACAGTAGAGGCTTGGTTGGGGTATTTACAAATAATTGCATTTAGCGTATAATTCTTATTGTAGGTTGAGTTATTTAACTAAACAATGAGGGTTTTATTATGGCTTCGAATCATACCAAAAATGCAGCTGAAACTGACTTGGCAACTATCGGATATTTGTGGGATAAACTTTCCCCCAAAACTAGAAATGGTGTTGATGTTGAACAAGCTAAAGTTCTTGCTAAGCGTGGTTTAATTTCTATATCAAATCTTCTAGAAGAAGTTATTTTAGATAACAATAAAAACTTAGTTAAGTCTAATGCAGATGGCGAGGATTATACCGATAAGTCTGATGCAAAATATTTAACTGCTCGACCTAGAAGTAATAGCGCCACTAATAAAAATGGAGATCTAGTGATGGTCTCTCGTGCAGTGTTACCTTCTAAAACTGCTCTTAAAACTAAGAAGGGTGCGTTACGTATATTTGTTACCCAAATTGATCCAGTTAAAAATACAACTAATTATAGAATGTTTTTGTTGCCATACCCAAAATGGAAATCTTTAATGACGACTGCTGGTATTGAGATTGCGTTCTCTTGCAAGACTGGAGAATTGACGGCATCTAGCCAAAAGCGTTGGGGTCAATTTGAAGTTAAGTCTATTAAAGAACTTGCAGCTTGACATTTAATCAACTTTCTGGTATAATTATATTATGATCTATCATATCACACCGAAGAAGACCAAGGCACGTAAGCCCACGGCAAAGCAACGGGAGTTGTCTAAGTCTTGGTCAGATCTTCTCAAGAAGTATGAGCCTAAGAAGCCTTTAGCTGTTGTTAAGGATGCAGGTTTCACATACTCACTTGGCGCACCTGCTGGTCGGGAGACCCCTAAGTTGCCAAGTCGTCACACATCAGGTGGTTCTACTGCCCTGAAAGCAAGCCCAGTCTACACTGGCACCAAAGTCAAAGGTATTGGTACGATGCATAAGTCGAATGCAGTACCAGTGTTTTCTGACGAAGAAGCAATTGCAATTTCACAAATGAGAAGAGGTTAATTTATTATGCACGCATCATATCAAAAAATTGTTGAAGCGTCTGGAGATCGAGCGCAACTTGAGAAACTCTACATGGAGTTAATTGTCGAGAAGATGAGGCTTGATAAATTCTTCACGATGTTCCTTGATAAATTTGAATCAAAGATGGACTGCGAAGAACCCAATACACCAATTTGGAAACTCTACCGTTCTAAACACAAAGAATACGGTGAGATTGAACAAGCTGTAAAAGCAGCAAAATACTACATGAGCAAATAATGTTTAAAAGCGCAAACGAATTTTCACTACATATTGAACAGATCGTAAAAGATAAAAAATTATCTTATATGGATGCTGTCCTTGATTATTGTAAAGAGAACTATCTTGAACCCGACGATGTTGCCAAGTTAATTAACAAAGCACTCAAAGGTAAGATTGAACTCGATATGCAAGAACTTAATTACTTACCTAAAACGGCAAAGCTGGAAGATTTTTGATGGATGGTTTTAAAGCATACAAATATTACATGGCTGTGAAGCTGCATTTTACAAAAGATAATTTTGATGTGTTTAAAAATCGTGGTAATATCAAAGGCACTCGTGAAGCATTTAATGCAAGAAACGATCGGTATGCCTTTGAGAAGTTGGCACGAAAGTTTCCAGTGGATAAAGACTTGATTCAGTTCTACGTTGCAAATTTTGCATATGGTAATGAATCAGCTGTATATGCCTCTGAAGAAGCTGATACATATTTACTTGAGTGGAATAAACGTAAGCAGTCAATTACCAAGATTTTCTCTGATGATTGTAACCGTATCCTTATGGATGCTTACAAGAATAAGATTAAAGAAGATGGTATATTTGACTTGACAAATAAGTCATATTCAAGTATACTTAAATTATTCCTCGGTAAGCAGATAAGTCTTGAAACTGTTAGGATTCTTGACGACTTTCGCCCGATGGTTGCATCGTGGAAAGAAAATACGTCTATGTTATTGTTATGGGAAAACGAGATTCGCAGGATTGAAAAATCCCAAGGTTTCGTTAAGTATGATACCGATAAGGTAGCGAAAGTTTTTAATTCATTTATGGAAGAAGTTAAAGAGTTGTAATATGGGTAAGACATATACACAATCGAAGCGATTCGATGACGAAGTTTCTGGTCAGCGTTCTGGAAAACATAGTAAACATGCCAACGGTAAAAAAACTGGCGGTATGAAAACGCTAAATAGTTATGTTGAAGAAGATTATGAAGATCCTTTCGAGGATGATCTTGAAATTCATGATGAAGTTTTTATACAACATACAAAATCTTAATACATTTAATACAAAGGAAATACGATATGGATATTCAATCACTACGCAAAATGCGCAACTCTGACTTTGGTGCTATTTCAAACGCATTCGAAAAAGTCGCAAATCCCCAATCTGAATCTAAGTCTTACAACGACGATCGCTTTTGGCGTCTCGAAGGTGACAAGGCAGGTAATGGCACAGCCACAATTCGTTTTCTACCACGTGTAGAAGGTGATGAGTTGCCATGGGTTCGTTTGTTCTCGCATGGTTTCCAAGGTCCAACTGGTAAGTGGTATATCGAGAATAGTTTGACTACTCTCGGTGAAAACGATCCTGTTGGTGAATTGAACACCAAACTTTGGAACTCTGGTTCTGAAGCGAACAAAGAGATTGCACGTAAGCAAAAGCGTAAGTTGGGTTTCACTGCCAACATTTATGTTGTGTCTGACCCTAAGCATCCAGAAAACGAAGGCAAGGTATTCTTGTTTAAGTTTGGTAAGAAAATCTTTGATAAAATCATGGATAAGGCTCGCCCAACTTTCGAAGACGAGAAGCCAGTCAACGTGTTTGACTTCTGGGAAGGTGCGAACTTTAAACTTCGCATGCGCAAGAAAGATGGTTTCACCAACTATGATGAATCTTCTTTCAGCGATCCAGCTCCAATCGCTCAGAATGACGAAGACATTCTAGCCATCGCAAATGCTCAACACAAGTTGTCTGAGTTTACCGATCGCAAGAACTTCAAGTCTTATGATGAGTTGAAGAAGAAACTTGAAGAAGTTTTGTCTGGTGATTCATACTCAGCTCCGTCTGCTGCTCAAATGGCAGAAGAAGATCGTCCTGTTGCTGCTGCTCCAGCATTTACTGCTAAAGCTGCTCCATCGGCAGGTGCTTCTAAGCCAGCGCCAGCTGATGATGACGATGATGTTATGTCTTACTTCGAGAAGATTGCTCGAGACGAATAAACTCTCTTTAAGAAAGTTTTAAGCCACCCTTGCGGTGGCTTTTTCATTATGCGTATCGGCTATTGACGTAACGATTCATTGTTGAGTCTTGGTTTCTTACAGGACTCTTAATGATGTTAGTTTGTTTTGTTGTGTTGTTCACGTTTGTAGCTACAACAGCAGTACTGTTACCACCACTAGAACCACCAGCTGCACCAGCATTCTCTGCAGATTGTTGTTCAACCTGTGCAGCTGCTGTTGGAGGTGGAGCAGTTGGCGCACTGGCTTTACTATCAGATTTGAATGGATAGAATGGACCAATTGATACTTCTTTGTTGATGACTGGGATCTTGAATTTAACTTCTGGGATACCAATGCTCTCTACCAATGCGAGTACATTGTCCTTAACACCTTTGAAGAAGTCTGATAAAGGTTGAACGATATAATCATTGACAAACCCAGAAACAGACTCAATGATATTTGATAACGCTTCTTTGTCAATCAAACCAAATGTAAGGAACTCAAGAACACCACCAAGACCAGCGATAAGTGCTTTACCGATATCACCTGTTTCTTGGAATTCTTTGAATCCATCCATAATACCATTGACCAATGCACCAATAATCATTAGTGGAGCAAACACTTTACTGATTGCTTTAAATAACATCTTTGGGCTGAAGATAGATTTGATTGCTGACATGAAACCTTCACCAAGGAATCCCATGATAGTATCAAGTAAACCACCACCTTCTTTTGGCTTCTCTACTGCAGCAGCAGGTTTACCTTTACCGTCTGGTGAAGTGTTCTCTGCAATTTGTTTGAGTATGTTTGATTGTTCTTCAGTTGCACGTGCAGCTTCTTCTTGTACTTCAGCTGGACTTTGTCCATCAGAAGAAATCAATGAACCTTTTAGGTCGTGCTTAGAATATTCAGAAGCCAGCGCACTTCTGTTTTGAAGTAGAGATGCACCTGGAGTTGCTTGAATCTGTTCTTCAGATAAGCCCATCTTTTTATAGACGTTGATCTTTTCTTCGTTCTCTTTAATCTTCTTAGATGTTGATTGTGCTTTTGAGAACTTCTGCTTTAGAACTTCATCAGAGTCTGTACTACCCAACATCTTTTGTTCTTTTATGAAACTCTTTTGAGCATCACGTTTACCGAGCATGTTAGAAACAATACCACCACTGTCCTTCTTAACAATACCAAAGGTATCAAGGATTCCAGATAGACTACCGAACTTATCTTTAACTGATTGTTTCTTGTCGCTGAGTTTCTCGCCGATAGTTTTAAACGTCTTCATACCAGCAGCCACTTCAGTAATAGCTTTGGCATCATCACTGAGTTTCTTTTTAATCGACTCACCAAGATCTTTAATCTTTTCGTTGGTGTCCTCTGCAATTTTATTTGCTTGGATTTGAATTGCTTGTTCTTTTGCTTGCGCAGTATTTTCACGAATAGCGGATAGTTGTTCAAGTTGATCGGCTGTGCCTGTCTTCAACTGACTCAACTGTTCAGACTGTAGATTCAACAATTTACCAAACTGAGTTGGTGATGCTGTTATAACTGTCATTGGTTCTTTCTACTTTCTATTCTTTGTTTTTCTTCTTCAAGATACTTAACAAGCATAGCTACATATATTTCTTTTTCAAACGGGATTAGGTTCTCAATTTCCGTTAGTGAGTATTTGTGGTACTGCATCAAAGCAAAATTCATTTTATAATAGTTACTCAGACTCTCATGACAAAGGTTT